GTTTCGAAGAAACGGCTTCGTATCAAGACAAGCTAATGCTTGACTGCATGGTCAGGGATTGGGAAGCAAAACAACGTTTAATACTACAAGATGAGAAAGAAAAAGAAAAGATTTCAGGTGAGGTTTCACCTCGGAAAGGGTGCTAACTACATGTGCTGGCAGGTCAAGGACTTTGGCTTGAATCCAGCGGCCAACAACGGCAGGGGTGACATCGACTACTACGCCCCGTCGAACGTGTCCCTTGAGCTCACCAACTGCACCCTGAAGAACTCTCCAACCACAGCTCGTAAAATCTACGAGGGCAATCACAAGACGGTGTGTGCGTGGGTGGAGTGCGACATGGTTGACGTACACTACAAGAAAGACCCATCGTTCAAGCAAGTGAACACAAAGAACCTGCGTAAGTACAAGTACAACCCCAAGAAGAACATGCACTGGTTTACCAGCAAGCAATCCAATGTGGATGACAAGGATTTAGTCAAGATGCACACCAACAGCAGAGCACTTTATGGACGAGTCAGTTAAGAATTTTCTAAAAACAATATGGAGAGGCCAGTACGGAAGCCCACGCCAACGACGACGCCTTATGGAACGGGAACTAAAAAGATTACAAAAAAAGAATGACACAAGAACAAGTGATGGAGTGGATGACGAAGTACCTGGACGGGACTAAGTCTGAGCAAACAGCCCTCGGTATGATTCTGCTAGACATCGACGAACATGGATTTGACAACTGGATTGATATGCCAGCCATACCTATTGTCGAGTGGTACGTAAAAGCCACCGAGGAGGTGGCAGACCAGCTCATACAAGACTACAGCACAATCAAGGGCGTCGAAGACATCATCGGTCAGGCAAACATCGGCCAGTCCTACGCGCTCAAAGAGCCAGAAAGCCTTGTCGCTTTCAAAGACGGAGTCATGGACATCATGAACTCGATGCTCATTTATCTAACCACACAAGAAATGGCAAGAGCATACTATGGAGAAAAACCAAATTGAACACATGATGCGGGAGGTGCGCCGTGAATACGAGCAAAGGCAGGGGTACAAAATTGACGACAACTCCAGGCTCAACAATTACGTGCAGGACAGGGTCGCGCTGTCTAACGCATTCAGACCTTACTCCACGCTTGCGAGGATCGGCCACGTGTTCGGCAAAGACCACGCAACCATCATACACTACACCAAAGAGCATGAGCCAATGATGAACACATACCCCAGCTACCTAGTAAAATACCAGCTGGCACTTGAGCTCACGCAAAGGATTTCAGACCGCCTAGCTCTGACCCCTCAGATAAAGATTGGGCGCAACAGAAACCTGCACAACGAGCTGCGAACTATCAAGCGCACGATTAAGAACCTACAATTTTTTCAGCAAAAAATAGAGACAACCCTTGGAATCAAAGAGACACATGCGTAAGTTTGCAGACAAGTTAAAGGCCATCTGGAACGAAGACATCCTGTATTGGATATGGGATTGGTACTTCTGGAAGTTCAAATACCCACGGGTATACAAGGACAAGAGATGCCTTACATGTGGACACCCACTAGATTCTGATTACTGCAACGATTGTATTTGTCACACATTAATTTAATTCACTATCATCATGTCGAACTACAAGTTCAAGACCACGAACATCCGTGGTAAAGCCTACGTTGAAGTCAACGAGCGCATCAAATTCTTCCGTCAGGAAGACAGGTAAAACCAGCTTCGTTGAAAACTGCGAAACATCAGCCATCGGGCGAGCCTTGGCCATGCTCGGAATCGGAATTGATACCTCTATCGCCTCGGCTAATGAGGTTAACGACGCCATCGCCAAGCAAGAAGAGATGGTCAACAACCCTCATGTACAGAAGCTTTCGAAGAAGCTCGACGCGCCAGTAGAGAACATCATGGACAAGGCTGTATCGTACATCAAGACGCAGACCAACAAGAAGAAGGCCTTTGATTCTATCACCAAGAAGTATGGTGAGCAACTCACGGAGAAACAGGTGGCTGGACTCAAGAAGTTCGTTCGATGAACGTAACCATCAACTCCTCAGGAGTCTTGATACCAAACCCAGGCACAGGCAAGGACAACAAGTTCCTGCCTTGGTCTATGGTCAACAAGGTGACTGTTGCTCCAGCCATTAAGCACTGCACCAATGAGAAGTATGGTTTGGACATGTACCTCGTCGAGAAGACTGTCAATGGCAGTCGGCTCGAAGGGGTGTACGAGACCAAGCGTGAGGCATTCAAGGCGGTGGACATCCACCTTATCAAGAACGGCAAAGAGCCAGAACTAATTCTAAAGAAAGCATTATCATGAAAAACGCACTACTAATTGCATCATTTGTGTCCATGACTCTGTCATTGACATTGTGGTTTACGGGGAGTCAAATGGCTGGCCTGTATGTTGGCATATGGTGTCCGACCCTTCTATCTCTTAGGGGTTTCTTACCAAGGAAGTACAAAGTAACGCAAACCAAGTACTCATGAGCATGAGGGATCAGTTGATGGAGCGGGTGGGTAAGCCTCACCTCTCCTACTCTTCCCTGAAGTATGCTCTCGGAGACATGCGTCTCTGGGAGATGTACATGCGAGGTCAGCTCAAGAAAGAATCTGAGGCTTTGAGCTTTGGCTCGCTGTATGACTTACTTTTGTTTGAATCAGAAAAATTCAATGACTATTATTATGTTCTTGACGATACTGCCATTGTCGATTCTATTGGCGGCAAGTATCCTAGAAACACAAAGAGATATAAGGAGTGGAAGGCAGAAGCGGCGCAAGCGGCGCAAAACGCGAACAAAGAACTAGCTTCTGAAGCTGACGTCAAGAAGGCGAAGGAAATGATTCAACGCCTCAAAGACTGTGGTGTACACGACAAGAGATTTGCTGGCGGCAAGTATCAAGTCGAGTTCAACGTGGATCTTGACGGTGTTCCGCTCAAGGGGTTCCTTGACTGTCTTCAAGATGGATTCATTGTAGACTCCAAGTCTGCTCGGTCCATCGAGAAGTTTAGGTACGACGTCAATAGCTGGAGCTATGACATTCAAGCCTATGTGTACACTAAGGTATTTGACATACCTGATTTTTATTGGGTGGTGCAGGAAAAGGCTTACCCCTACTACCCAGCGGATGTGAAGTGTTCAGAGGAGACTCTGTTCCGAGGAGAGATGAAGTTTCACCAAGCCCTCGAAAACATCCAAGCATTCCTCAATGGAAACCAGCAAACCCAAAAGCACTACGCTGAATTTGTGGTGTAAGATTTTTATTTACGTAACAGCATTCGCTATTTTTGACAACCTTTTTTACAAATTTATTTTATCATGAGTGATAAGCAGTATGATTCAGTACTCGTAGGGTACGCAGAAGAGCCTCGTTACAACGACGAAGGCGAGTTGTTGAGCTGGAACGTCCGATTCAAGGACACCGAGCTCAAAGAGATGGTTGAGAAGTATGCAACTTCTCGGAACGACCAAGGACAGGGTGGCAACTTGTATGTAACCATGTTCATGTCCAAGAACGGGAAGCCTTGCTGCCGTGTCTTCGATCCTAACAGCGCAGCTGCCAAGGAGAAGCGTGCAGCAAAGGCAGCAGCGACCTCTACGGAGGATGCACTCCCATTCTAAGGCTCCTATCTATTACATGACCGCTCGTGTCGCCTTCAAGAAACGGAAGGTTGTACACGAGCGTGTCGTGTGGATAGTTTCTGTGTTCGAGAATCCCAGTGACATAGCTTCGTATGACCCTAAAACTATGGCCCGACTAGAGTTAGAGATATTCGGGAAGAACAGCAAAGCAGACAAGCACATCATCATTCGAGAGATTCTCAATAAAAAATTTATTTCACACTCAACTATATCCCTAGATGAACACAAGAAGCAAAATCAAGGCAAAATGCAAGAAAGTTGAAGATCTTCTGCTACAGAAGAGCGCTAAGTATGGAGACGCATCACTGGAGCCAGTGAACATCTTCTCTAAGTGCAACGCCGTGACGAGCATCAAGGCTCGAATAGACGACAAGCTCAAACGCATTCAGACATCAGGTACGATTGACGACACCGAAGACACCTTGCTCGACCTCACGGGTTACCTCATCCTCTTAATGATTGCCAAAGACAATGAAAGTCACAATATTCAAGAACGTATACGACAAGACAGCTCCGCATCACATTCCACTACAGCAAGCTCTGGAGAGGATTCAGAATGGGAGGTCCAGTACGCTGGTATCTGACATTCGCGATGGTGACAAGACGAAAAAACAAAAGCTCCCTGTTGTATGTTTCAGCGGGGAGTTTTCGTCTAGGTCTGACGAGGCTCTATTTGAACATTCGGGTTTCATTATCCTCGACTTTGATCACGTGGATGTTGACTCGACCAAAAGGGCTCTTGCCACGGATGATTTTATTCACTCGTGCTGGACATCGCCTAGTGGTCAAGGAGTCAAAGCACTTGTCAACATTACGAACCCTGAGCGCCATAGAGATCACTTTAGAGCGCTTGTCAAATACTTTGAGAGAACACACGGACTGGAACTAGACGAGTCGGGTATCAATGAGTCAAGAGCTTGCTTTGAGTCGTATGACCCAGACATCATCATCAAAGATGATTGCAAGAAGTTCGGACACTTTACTACTGAGCACGCAGAGGCCCAGGTTCCAACCAATGAAGCCTACGACCATACTGACTACATGAAACTCAACCTTGCTTGCCGCATGATTCGGCAGGCACAGGATGGAGAGAAGTGGATTACACTCAACCGAGCAGCTATTCTGTGCGGAGGATATGTAGCAGCTGGGCGCATGGAAGAGGAGGAGGTTATCCGAGTCCTTTTTCGTGAGGTGTGCAAGCGTAACGTAGATAACGAGGATCATGCGAAGCAGACCCTCATCGCGGGGATCGAGAAGGGGAAGCAAACCCCTATCCGTGACATCATTGACGAGGAAAAGTCTGTGAAGCGTGAGATGTTGCTCAACGACGGCGACATGTCCTTTATCTCTTCGGATGACGAGGACTTCCGATGGATTGACGACTTCTCTCAGGGTAAGGTAGAGATTGGCTTAGACACAGGCGACCCTAAGCTTGACGAGTACTTCCGTTACAAGAAGGAGTTCGTCATCGTAAACGGGCACTCCAACGTGGGTAAGACCACCACCATGCTGTATCTGATTGCAAACTCAGCCGTCCGTCATGGCTGGAAGTGGGTTATCTACTCGTCTGAGAACCGCACCGCATCCGTCAAGATGAATCTGATGCAGTTTGCCATGGACAAGAAGGTGGCCGACATGACATACCTTGAGCGCAAGCAAGCGTACAAGTGGGTGCAGGAGCACTTCACAGTGATCAACAACAACCAGATCTACAGCTACAGCGATATCATCCTTTTCATGGAGAAGGTTATGCGTCAGCAGCCTGTGGATGCCATCTTCGTTGACCCATACAACAGCCTCAAGCTGGACATGAAGGGTAGCGGCATTGGTGTACACGATTACCACTACGAGGCCGCGTCTGAGTTCCTGACATTCAGCAAGGCAAACAACGTAGCTGTGTGGCTCAACATGCACGCTGTTACTGAGGCTCAGCGTCGCAAGGGTGACGATGGGTTGCCAGTGGCCCCGTATGCTGAGGACACAGAGGGCGGTGGAAAGTTCGTAAACAGAGCGGATTGCTTCATGACAATTCACCGAAAGGTTCAAGCAATGGACCCTGACATCCGCAAGATGAGCGAGTTACATGTCCGTAAGGTGCGCGAGGTTGAGACAGGTGGGTCACCTACCCCGCTTGAGGATCCGTACCGCATACAGATGAATCTTTCCCACACTGGATTCACAACAATGCTGGGCAAAAGGGCTCTGTATCAGCCTATTACGTTTTCCAAGGAATCAACAATGCCGATGAACATGAGTTTCTTGAGTTGATTTCTCAAGTTTTCCTTGGTACCTTCGGGTATGAAGAAACGGACAAAGACTCCGAAGAGGCGTTCAGCCAAAAAAAAACATCTGGGGAAGTACGCTAGTTCACTTGAGAAGTATTGTGCTGACCAGCTTAAAGAATACGGGTTAGCTTTCGATTACGAAGAACATCAGTTTGAACTGATGGAAAGGTTTCGATTTCCCAACAAGTATTTTAAGATGACTGCAAAGGGTAAGGAGATGACCGACAAGTCAGGGTCGGTCGTCCTCCCTATCACATACAAGCCTGATTTTGTGGGCAAGGATCATGATTGGATCATTGAGACAAAGGGATACCTTCCGTCTCACCACGACTTTCCAATGCGCTGGAAACTTTTTCTAAGGCATTTAGTTGGAAAGGACTCCAAAACCATTGTATTTTTAGCAAAGAACAGCAGTCAAGTAGACCACGCTGTTCAGGAAATCTTAAAATCAATCAAGGATGGAACTATCTAAGCTCAGCTGGTACTACCACCACGCTTGTGATAGGATACATGAGATTATAGATGATCTTTATGAGGCCTTGCACAATGAGGAAGGTGTGCCCATGGAACTTACAGGAGAGGTAGAAGAGGCGATGGAAGGTGTGAAGACGGCAATCTACCATGAGCTGGATCTAATCAAAGCCGCCGTCGATGAGCACGAGTCAGAGTCGGAGAAGATACAGTAATGCCACGGGCCGAGTGGCCGAGGTAAGATTCGTAAGAGCAGCAAGAAACAAAGGCCTTCTTGTTGCTAAGTCGAGTCATACGGAAGACATGCACGAACATATAGACTACTGGCTGGCAATGAATCCAGACGGCAGAAGATGGGGTGTTGATGTGAAAGGAAACAACTTACCCGATGAGATATGGGTTGAGTTTAAAAACGTCAGAGGAAACGACGGCTGGCTGTATGGCGGGGCTTCAATAATTGCGTTTGATATGCCTGAGGAGGGTGGGTTCTCGATCGTGGATCGTGAGGAACTCGCCTTTTTTTGTGAGAAGCACGTTCAACACGAAAAGGTTTCGGATAAAAAGAACGCATACCTAAAAAGGTATACTCGCAAAGACAGGCAAGATGTTATCTCAATACTTAAATTGCACGACCTCAAGTCTTTAATGTCTTATAGAGTTTGGAAATACGATCAGAGATATTGACTATCTTTATCGGTCCATGAAAACAAATCGCCACAAAAAAATCAAGATGCAAATAGACAGGCTTTTAGAGCAAAACGCAAAGTATCAGGCCAACAATGTTTGTGTAACAAATACCCCAGAACAGCAGAAAAAGATTAACGATTTTTGCAACAAAAATTTTATTGATCCGATCAAAAACATAGACAAGGATTGGTTCGATATAATTAAGAAACAAAGCGAATAAACGTCATACAGGGCTTTGTTGCTGAGAGGGGGGCTGATATGGTTCCCCTCTTTTTGTTTTGTATCTTTGTAGCATGAAAAATCTTTTTATTATTCTTATGTTGCTGACACCCAGCGTGTTGGTAGCTCAAAATAATCATGGTCATCATCACCATCACGGCCATGATCACGGACATGAACACGGTCATCACTACGATCCTGTTGACCCGCTTTCGTGCGGACCTCAGACCAGTGAGGTTGATGAGGAATTTGAGGATTGGCTCCAACTTAGAAGATCGGGAAACAGAAACTCTGATTACTTTGTCAAGTACATCCCGATAGCTTTTCACTCTTACGATGGAGCAATCACGGCGGAAGATGCTGAGGCTGCGTTCACTTTGCTTCAAGAGCAGATGCTTGGCACGGGCATCGTTCCTTGTCGTGCTGAAGGAAACTTTTACAATGAGTGGAATAACCTTCCATCAGAAGACCCGATCTATGACAACACACTCTACTTTCAGGCTATGCAGGCTACAGAGCTTGCAGGAACTTCTGCTATGGACGTGTGCAACATCCACGTATTCGAAAGCCTAGGAACTGGCATTGCGGGATTCTCATGGATCAATCAGAACCCAGCGACTCGTCCATGGGATGGCATCTATCTGAAGTCAAATTTCGCTACTACAGCTACCATCACCCACGAAATGGGCCACTACTGCGGCTTGTTTCACACCTTTAACGGGGGTCAGTGCAACGGCGTAGAGGCTGACTGCGAAACGGAGGGAGATAGAGTTTGTGACACCCCACCAACTCTCGTCAACTACTCATGCGACAACCCAAATTGTGAGGAGGCTGACTACACCAACCACATGGACTACACCCCCAACTCCTGTAGGGACCACTTCACGATTGGGCAAATATTGCGAATGCACGCCATCCTTAACAACGGATACAGAGCCTCTGTGTGGCAGTCTGGCGAATGCACAGACCCCAACTTCTTGGATATTCAGCTCTTGTCTGTACGCAATCAGCGGCGCTGTGATGACGTTTTTGTGCCCGTGGCTAAGGTCGCTAACTTCTCTGCGATTGATGCTGAGGATGCAGTTCTTACTATAGTCCTTAACGGTCAGACGTTTGAAACTACACTTGACGTGCCAGCCATGTCCATTCAGTCTGTAGAGGGGACTGAGATGTCCGTACCATACGATGGGGACTACATTGGTGAGGCCTTCGTGTCTGTCTTGAACGATGTAAACCCAGACAACAACGTAAGTACGTTTCAGTACAGCCCACGCCCATTGGCTACATTTAATGTAGTTATTCAACACGATGCTTGGCCAGAGTCTGAGCAATGGAAGTTGTACAAAGAGGGGCAATCCAGCCCATTCTACACTGGTCAGCAGTGGTATGCAGCGGCTGGATACAACACCAACATGCCCTATGACACCTACGAAGACGGTTTTAGCTGGGAACCATACTTCACTCACGATGAGGTATGTCTCTCTGAAGGCTGTTATGGCGGTTGGTTTAGACACCACGGATACGCCTCTACTCAAGAGCTGTATGACAACAACCCTGACTATGAAGGCTTAGTGTGTGGGGTGGATGTGTATGTTGAGCGAGGCCTTGAGGTAGACACACTGTACAGCTACCATATCACCGCTTTCTCTGACTCTTGCGGGCTTAACATCCTGTGCGAGGAGCAGAATCAAGAGTACATGATTGGAGAGATCGGTGGTCCTTCTTACAACTGGGTGTATGACCTTTGTGTAGAGGCCCGCTATGACGAGCTTGTGGATGGTCAGGAATCTATTGAGGATTGCATGGGTGACTTCAACGATGACGGGGAGAGGCAGCTCGATGATTTGCTCATGATTTGCGGCGAGCTCGGGACGTCTGGGGCAGCTTGTGTGTGTGACACTGATGGAGATATGGTAGTGGACATCATCGACTTTGCCAACTTCCTTCAAGTGTACGGACTGGACTGTGAAGGCAACGAGCTAGCACCGCCGACAGTCAGGCAGCTGGAGGAGCTTGGCCTGAACCCTACATATCTTACAATGGACGGCAAGGTCGTTCCCCCAGGACCTGTAGCACGAGGCGCATACATCGCGCAGTTCGAGATAAATGGGGTCAGGAATACAGTAAAAGTAATTCTATAAAGAAAGGGGCTTCGGCCCCTTTTTTATTCAACCTTGTTCTTTGCTAACAAGAGCTTGATTTCCTGGATGTCTTTCAGCAGCTGCTTGACATCAGCTTTGAACTCTGCGTTGTCTGTTTCAAGAGCATGAACGCGAGAGCTTAGCTTGCCGTAGTCGTTTTGGAACTTTATCCAACCACACACTAACGCCCCTGCTACTGTTAGAAATTCAAAGTGACTCAAGTTCTCCAGCATAACCAATCATTATGACCCGCAGGCCTCACATTCGTCTGGGTTCTCAATATTACAAACAAGCTCTCCGCTTTTGATCTTGTCTTCCTGTGCTTTGAGCTTGTCCTTGTCAAGGAACTCGCAGTTGAAGTCTTCTTCGTGAGTCATTTTCTTGATTTTTCTATAGTCCTTCCCGCAAAGTATGCACCGAAGGATGTAAGCATTAAGATCTCCAGCAAAGATACGTAAGAATCTTTTACGTTAAATGGCAGATTATCAAGGGAATCCATAACCATAGTTCCCATAAACATAAACATAAGAGCTATCAAAGTTACTGGCCTTATGTACTTTGCAAGCTTAACATCGCTGCTCATATCGGCCTTCCATCTCTCGCTTACGTTGTTTTGGAACTGAACTTCTGCATCGAGTATAGCTTTGGCTTCAGCTGGGTCTATGTCTGGCTCTTTGTCTAACATGTTCTTCACTACGCCGAGGGCGCCTTGATCTGGGAGCAACTCTCCTACTATGTCCAAAACCTTAGGAGCTTTGCCTTTTAGCCAACCACCGAGTTTGGTGTCTTTTATTTTAGTCTCTCGCTTGCTCATAGTATTTATTCCATCTCATAACAAGCTTTCTCTGCTTGTCTCTAATTTGTTGAACTCTAATCATTCGCTCCGTATAATCGGGAATCTTTCTTGCTTCTTGCTCTGCTGCCCTGAGTTGCTTAAGCATCTTACGAACCTCATT